CCCGGCGTCTGGCTGCTGCGCTCCACCCGCCTGCACCAGCGCCAACGCTACCTCACCGTCTACGGCACCCAGGCCGACGCCGAGGCCGCCGCGGCGGTCTGGCGCGACGAGCTCGAGGCGCACGGCGCCCCCGCCATCGACCGCTCGGCCAGCCTGGTCAGCGTGATCCGCGGCCAGCTCGCACTCGCCAACCTCGCCCCCGGCACGGTCGAGTACTACGACCGCATCATCCGCCTCTACATCGACCCGGCCCCGCCGGTCAGCGCCGAGGATCGCGCCGCCTGGGGCGGCGCCGACTACGCGTTCAACGTCGGGCGCAAGCCGATCGGCCGCATCACCGCCCAGGACGGCGCCGATCTGCAGCACCACCTCGTCGAGCGGTTCGCCGGCACCGCCCATGGCGGCGCCCGCTCGATCAGCGAGGCGATGCGACTCTGCATCAAGGCGCTCGACTACGCCGTCACGCTGCGCACGCTCAAGGTGAACCCCTGGAAGGGGCTGCAGCGGGTCACGCCGCGCCCGGCGCATATCCGCGCGCCCAGCGGGCAGGCCGAGCTGACCACGGTGCAGCACGCCGCCGACGGCCGCACCGGGCTGCTGCTGCGCCTGGCCCTCGCCTCGGGCGCGCGCCGCGGCGAGCTGCTGGCGCTGACCTGGGCGCGCGTCGACCTCGACGCCGGCACCATCGACATCGCCGGCACGCTCTACGAGCACAATGGCGAGTTCACCGTGCGTGAGCCAAAGAGCCGCGCCGGCCGCCGCGTGGTCACCCTGCCGGCGGCGATGCTCGCCGAGCTGCGCACTGTCCGCGCCGTCGCCGCCGAGCAGGCGCTGGCGTTCGGCCGCCGCCTGGCCGACATGCCGGTGCTGGCCGGCGACAGCGGCGGCTGGTGGTCACCCGCCACCGCCAGCCAGTCGGCGCGGCGCGCGCTGCATCTGAAAGGCCTGCCGACCAGCCTGCATGCGCTGCGCCACAGCCACGCGTCGGTGCTGCTGGGCGAGCGGATCTCACCCGAGGCGGTGCGCCGCCGGCTCGGCCATGGCGCGGTGCAGACCACCCTGAAATTCTACGCTCACGCACTTGTGACAGATGAAGGCAACGCCGCCGCCGCGATCGGCGAGGCGATGCGGATCGGAGCCAAGCCATGATTCAGATTATTCTCGGCGCCCTGGCGCTGCTGTTCTTCGCCATCGCCTGCGACATGAACTCGGACCATGACGGCAGCCGCGCCGGCCCGGTCGTGTTCGGGCTACTGCTGCTCACCGGAGCGGTGTTTCTGTAACTGTTGCCCCGACGCCACGTCCCGACGCTTTTTGCCGGCGTCGGGGCACCAGGGGTTGCCCCGACGCGGCGGGACACTGTCACGTAGGCGCCCCTACGGAGCGTCCCGACGATGGCAAGAACCTGGGAAGTCAGAAGCATGGACGAGGCCGACACGGCCGAAGCCGTGAAGGCCGCCCGCCGTGCCGATCAGACCGTCGCTGAATGGCTGACCCTGGCGATCCGCGAGAAGATCGCCCGCGAGCACGCCGGCCCCGGCGAGATTGTCAGCGACCCGACGCCGGACCGCGGCGCCGACGCCGAGCTCGAGCGGTGCCTGGCCTGGGCCAAGCTGCTGCCGACCATGTCTGAGGCAGGCTCGAGCCCGCCGCAATGGCTGACCGCGGCGATGTACCGCAAGCTGGCCTCGGCCATCGGCGTGGCGCCACCGGCGCCGCGGCAACGCTCATCGACCCCCAGGACGCAGCCGTTCAAGCGCCTCACGCAGCCGCCGCGCACCGTCGGGAGTGAGCCCGCCATAGTCCCCGGTGGCGAGGAATTGCACCACGCCGTTGAGCTCACCGACATCGGCGACTGACAGCAACGCCGCCAGCCGCTGGCTGAACGTCTCCATCATGCGATCCATACCACCGGGCGGCGGAATCGGCGCGCCGAGCGGCTGATAGAGCGCCGACTCAGGGCAGTCGAGCACCCGCGCCAGGATGCTGCGGTTGTACGAGGTCAGGCCGGTGCGGCCGATAATGATGCGGTTGGCCATCTGCAACTGCCAGCCGGAAAGCCGCGCGAAATCCGCCTGCGTTAGTCCGCGGGCGCGTAGGATCTCTTCCACCCGCGTGCGCGGATGGCGGGGGAGTAGGGCCATAACCATCGCCGGTAGCGCACGCTACCGCGCCGCTGAAATCAACGACGGCAATCGATTGATTAGGTTCACAATCACCACTTGCTAGCCGGCGATTCGCAGGCGTAGCGTGAACATTCCGTAACTGAAGGCATGAGCATGCCCCAATAGGAAACGCCGGCTCCACCTCCCGACGAGGTAGGCCGGCGCGCCCGAAGCCAAGACAAGTCAAACCGTGGTGGAAGAATTTGCAGACCCACCATCGGACATTGCGGGCCGTTTCGCAACCCCTCTCGAAGGGGCTGGGAGCACTTTGTCGTTTTGTCTTGGGCGCGCCGCAACAGACCGGGAGAGGGATCCGGGTTTCCGAAAGGAGACCAATGCTACAAATCGGGCCTCTCGACCTACCGCCCGCATGGTGGACCGATTGGAATCACCGCATCGAGGATGAACGCTGCGGCGGCTGGCTGCCGGCGCTGCATGCCTACGTCGCGAAGGCCATCGCCCGCCTCTGCCTCGCCGGCAACGACCAGCCCACCGTGGCGCAGATCGCCGCCGAGGCGGGCTGCCACCAGCGCACCGTTCGCCGGGCCCGCGCCAAAATGCGCGAGCGCGGGCTGCTGGAAACCGATCCGACCTTCCCGATCATCGACAGCCGCCCGCAGCAGCGCGCCAGCGTGAACCGATTATTGCTGCCGGACGGGCCGGTGACGCCGAAACCCCGGCTGGTGCGGGGCGGACAGGCTGGCCGCCCAAGCTCAGATAAGGAAGTAAGAAAGCCGGCTCACGAACAAGAAATCCGGTTTGTGGAGACGCTGGCGGCCATCGCCAGGCGTCGGATGGTGGCGCTCGGCTTGGCCCGATAGCCGCCCGGCGGCTCAACCCCACCGAATCGACCCGGTACGGTAGCCCCGCCGGAAGGCGGCTGGGAAACCGCTGCCATTAAGGCAGCCTCTCGGGATGCAACGCGATTAGCTTTGCTGCCAGCTCCCCGTCCACGCCTCGCAGCGACCCTGTGAGGATGTAATCAGTACTTACCCGCAGCCGATGGGCGAGATCGACCACGACATAGATTGACGGCGGACGGCGACCGCTCTCCATGTCGCGCAGGATCGCGCGGTCAACGCCCATCGTGCGTGCGAATGCGCTGCGGTTAGGCTCGACAAGCTCGCGCACCCATTGGATGCGCGCGCCGATTTCCTGCGCACGACTGCGGTATGACAGTGGTCGGGCATTTTTGGACACCCTCTCAGTATGGGGTAAATTTCCCCGAGTCCTAGCGCCACGGTTAGGATTAAGGCAGCCCCGACAAAGGCGTGGTAAGCAGATTGCTCAAAACTGCGCAGGGGTTTTGAGCAGTTCTGATCGCGTCCGCTAATGTCCGTTTGCGGACGCATTCAGGGCTTCATATTTGGCGAGGCGCCGCCGGCATATCCCAAGGCTATGCTCGCAGGCGATCAGTTGGCTGGCCAGGAACCCTACCGTCTCATCCGCAGCCAGAGCGGCGATCAGTCGATCAGCCACCTTTCGGAACTGAGCCTCACACATCCTCACTGCCGAGCGATTTAGCTCAAGATCGCGATGGAGCTTCGAGGCCATCGGGCTACTCCTCGTAGATCCTCCCCATATTGATGGGCAGCGAGAGGATCGCCTTCGGGTCCGCCGTGAAGGACATCCGCTTACGTCCCACAAGGTTGGTTATCAAAGGTAGGCTAGTCACCAAAGTCCACCATGAAGGTGCCGCACGCTGGGCAGCACCGTCCGTCCTTGGCCATCCCTTGGTAGGTTGAATGGGTGCAGGTCTTGCGCGCCTCGCGGAGCCTTTCGGCCTCGCGTTTCAGGGCCGCCTGCCATTCCGCCTCAGCCATCGGGCTATCCTCGTTAACTGTGCTTGTCGATGGTAAGCCGGCTCTCGTGCCAGCCGGATACCTTGCCGCAGATCACGCACTGCGCGCCGATCCATAGCGTCTCTCCGCGCCACTCGCTGACCACGACGATAGGCTGCCAGCGCAGCCAGTGACGGAGCCAGTGGAGCATCGGCCACCCCTGCAAACGAGGGTTTCAGGGCACTTTGTCGGTTTGTAAATCCGCGCCTGCCTGCTTGCGCTTTACGGCTTCACGCCAAGCTGCGATCTGTGCGTCGTCAGCCATTGGCAAAAACAACGTCTCAAGCGCGTCGCGCACCTTGGACTTCAGCATGTCCCATCCGGCCACAACGCCCTCGCCGTAGCCGTCGATCTTGCCTTGGCGCCGCGCAGCTTCGATCTGCGTGCGCAGATCGCGGATGGTTTCGACAGCCTGTGGCATACTTTCGTGGCACCGCCAGCACCTCCCGCAAGCGGTTCCGAGTGACCACGATCCCTTACAAAGACTGTCACTACGCAACGATTTCAGGTCCATCGGCCACTCCATCAAACGTCCGGTTGCGCCCGTCCGCCAAGCCGCAGGCCGGATTGCCGGCGTCAATCCTCGTGGTTCGCCGCCCAGTGCGGCGGCTGCGGCCGCGGCGTGACCGCGCTCGGATCACGGAAGCACTCCGGCACCTCGGCCTCGTGCTCATAGGTCCAGGGATCCGGCATGTCGGCGCCCCAGGTGCCGAGCAGATAGGCGTTGCGCGACAACGGGACGCCCTTGTCGATCATGCTCCGCAGCTGCGGGTCGCTGTCGGCGTAGCGCTCGGCCACCTCGCGCGGGATGATCGTCTCGCCGTCGGTCATTGTGTCGGTGCTCCTGGCGGCGGCGTCCACCACGATGGTGGGTTAATGCCGCCCGCATGGTCCAGAACCGCCCGTCGCGCCTCGTCGGCGCTCATCCGACCGTTCCGGAATGCCTGCCATATATCACCGTTCTCCTGATAAAACGAGGCATCTCTTTTCTGCGCTGGCGAAAACAACCCGCGCACCGCCTCCCAGGCGATCGACTGCATCTGCCGCGGCAGCAGGCCGCGCTGCTCGGCCGCCTGGCGGTAGGCCTCATGGTAGATGCCATAGGCGCCCTTGCTGCCGGTGGCATTGCTCGAGGAACCACCGGGGCCGAGGCCGACGCTGACCACCGGATCGCTGCCCCCGAGCGGGCGCAGATGCGCCGCCGCGATGGCGTGCGTGTCGATCGTCGTGTCGCCGTGCAGCGAATTCGGCGCGATGATATTGTTATAAAAGCTGCGCACCTTGTGATTGTCGCCGAGATTGCGTGAGATCGTCGCGAGGTCCGGCGCCTCGAGCGCCGCCAGCGCCTTCTTGATCTCGGTGAACGAGCCCCAGCCGATCTTACGCGGCGTCACCCCGTCGTCGTTGGTCATCAGGTCGCCGAACCCACCCTCGGGCGTGATCACGGGATATTCCCGCGGGTTGTGCGCCTCGTCATAGGCGCGCACGAACAGCGCGCGGGTGTCGGGATCGTTGATCTCTCCCAATGTCTGGCCGCGGCGCAGGCTGGCCAGCGACATCTGCAGCTGGTCCGCCGCCGCCCGCTGGGTCGGCGTGTCGGTCGCGAGGTTGGCGACATAGTTGCTGGCCCAGCTGTTCATCTCGGGGGTTAACCCCTGGCCCTGCTTGGTGCGGATGATATCGATCAGCCGCCGGCCGAGCTCGCCGTTCTGGTACCAGTCCTTCTGCGGCGACAGGTTTGCCAGCGCCCCGGCGACATTCTCCGGCCGGTAGCCATACCTGTCGGCCAGCCCGTGCGCGATCGAGTTCGCCCCGTCATACCAGTTGCCCGCGCGCGCCGTCGTGGCGGGCCCGAATGTGTCGAGAAACTGGTCGTGCAGATGCAGCAGGTTGTCGCGCATATGCGCCACCGCCGCATCGGTGATGCTGTCGGGATTGCGCAGCCCCTTAACCGGCAGATCAGGATAGTCGGCGCCGCGCAGGGTGATCGCGTTCTTGCCATAGGCGTCACCTGAGTCCCGCGCCGCGTCGATGCCGATCTTCAGGTCCATGTTGGTGTAGGGGTCGGGCAGCGGCTCACCGCCCCGGGGCTTCGCGGTCGGGATGCGGGTCGGCACGCGCGACAGATCGCCGGGCGCCAGGTCGATCGGCGGCCGCAACCCGGGCGTCGCCTCGAACGCCTCGGGCGGCCGCCGCCCGAACGCCGAGAGCACCCCTTCCTGCGGCCGCTCGAGCAGCTCGGGGGCCGCCAGCGCCGCCAGCGCCATCGTGGCCGCCGGCGTCACGTCGCCGGTGCGCGGGCCCTGTGACAGGTCGTAGCCGCCCTGCAGGAGGTCGCGCAGCCCCTGCGGCAGCGCCACGCGCAGGTCACCGGTCTTGGTGTCCCGCGCGATCGGCAGCACGCTGCCGTATTCGGTATTCGGCGCCGGCGCCAGCGCGTCCGACAGCGCATCCGGCGGCAGCGTCGGCGCGACGGGCCGGTCCCAGCCGCGATAGTCGACGAACCGCTCGGTGCCGACCGGATTGGAGGTCGGCCAGATCGGATCCGCCTGGCTGGCGCCAGGGTCAAGCAGGCCCCGCGCCTGGCTGCTGTCGGGAACCAGGCTGGGATCGAGTTGCCCAACCTCGCCGAGCAGCCCCGCCTCGAGGTCAGCGAGGCTCGGCATTCAGGCAGCGATCGATGATCTTGGTCAGCAACACGTTACGCGTTTCGGCGTTATGGTCGAACACCCAGGCGATCACGCCGATAAACAGAATATTAACCAGCAGCAGGGCGATGAACGCCGGCGGCAGCACGCGCAATAGCTTCTCGCTGACGCTGACCAGCAGGCTGCTGTTCGGCGTATGCCCATTGCCTTCAGCGGCGGCCACGGGTTTCCATCCCCGGCGTCGCGCCGAGCTCATAGGCGTAATCGCCCAGCAGGCCGCCGCCTGGCGCTAAGGCGAAATTCCGCGGCGCGCGATAGCCGGGGAACATCTCCGGCCGCAGCCGGCCGCTGAACGCCAGCTTCGCGCCGGTCTGCGCCGAGTCCTCCATATGCGGCGCCACCAGCTTGCCGACCCCGAACGGCAGCTCCCTGATGTAGTCGCGCCATTGCTGGGCGCGCAGCTGCGCGGTGCCCGAGCTGCCGAGCTGACGTTGTGTCGCCAGCGTGTCGGCCAGCCCGCGCAGCCCGGTCAGGTGCGCCTGGTCCTCGGCGGTCGGCGCCAGCCGGGCAACCACCGCCGCGTCGTTGCCGGTCATCCCCTCGCGGAATCGCGTCGCCTCGCCCTGCCAGGGCATCGCGTCGGGCGGCGGCTCCTTGCTGCCGGTCATCAGCCGCTGCAGCCCGGGCCGGCGGATCGCCTGCTGCGCCGCCTTATCGCCGGCGAATTGCCCTTGCAGATGGTCGAGGATCTGCGGCGTCGCGTCGTGCCCCATGCCGGTCTTGCCGTGCAGCGCGTCGACCACCTGTTGCCCGTCGCGGCCGAGATAGTTGCCGTCCTTATCCTTCGCCAGGAGGTCTTGCATGAACGGCGCCGCGCGGCTGTCGTCCGGCTTGACGAAACTCATCTGCGTCTCGTGCGCCTTCTGCGCATCGCGCAGCAGCCCGAGCCGCGACGTGTCGCCCTGCGCCAGGCCGAGCCCCGGCGCGGCGTCGGCGCGCGCGTCGAGCGCCGCCTTGAGTTGGGTGACCAGCCGGTAGTCGGTGCGGTTGCTCGACCCGCTCGCCAGGCCGCGCTTCACCTGATCGGCGAGATCGCCGATCTCGCGCCGCGCCTGGTCGAATTCGGCGAGGTTGAACCCGCGCGGGATCAGCGTGCCGGCCGGCGTCTTGGTGCTGGTCAGGTCGGTCAGCGTGGCCAGCGCCTTCAGCGCGTTCGGCGTCAGCCGTGAATTGGCGCCGGTCGCGAGATTCGCCGCGTCGCTGAGAATCAGCCGCCCGGCGCCGGGCGCGAAGAACATCCCGCCTTTGCCGAGCGCCGACTCGCCGGCCGGCGTGAAGTCCGTGCCCAGCTTGTCATAGGCGTCCTTGGTCGCCTGGGTGAGTTGGTCATTCTTCGTGCGGATGGTGGTTTTCAGCGTGTCGCCGAGCCGGCCTTCAGTTTCCGGAGGCGCACCGGTCATCGTCTCGAGCACGCGGCCCTGCGCGTCGCGCACCTGTTGCAGCTGGGTGGTGCGGTAGCCGGTCGCCTGTGGGGCCGCCGGGCCGAACCTCGCCTGGTTCTCTTGATTGAGCAGTGGCTGCTGCTGGGTCCGCACGCCGGTCGACATATCGACGCCATACTGCGCCGACTCGACGTTGGCGCGCGCCGCCGAGGGCGCGCCCGGCGCCGGCGGGCCGCCCAGTTCGGCGACCTGTTTGCCGGCCGGCCCCATCTTGGTCTGCAGATCCTTCAGTTGCCCGATGGTGAGCACGCCGGGATCCTTGCCGGCCTGCTGGAATAGCTGCTGCCCGGTGGTGGTCAGCATGTCCTTGGTGACCGGCGCGGTATCCGGCGCCCCGCCGCTATCGGCGAGCAGCGTGCCGGCGCCGCTCCAGCGGGTACGCCAGACCTGGGCGAGGTCTTTGATCGCGGCGCCGCCGGCACCGCCAAGGCCGCGCGCCAGCAGATCGATCGGATCGGCGCCGCTGCCGCCGCCTTCCGCGCGGATGATCTCGCCCTCGGCACCGCCGGCGCCGACCTGGGCGACGCCGTGCGAGACGGCGCGCACCAGACTCGGCACCCAGCCGGCGCCGAGCCGCCCCGCCAGCGCCAGTTCGGGCGCCGCAGCGAACAGCGAGGCCACGCCCGTGTCGCCGATCAGCCCGACGATGTCCTGCGAGCGCAATCCCGGCTTGGAGATGTAGAGCCGCGTGCCGTCCGGCTTCTGGATCATCGGATTGCCGCGCGAGTCTTGAATCGCTTTGGCGCCGGGGTAGGCCTGCAGCGCCAGCGCGGTGAGTTGGTCCGGCCTGGCGTTGAACAGCACCCCGGTGAGGTAGGCCTGCTCGGCGTCGGTCGCCTGCTCGGTCGGGCCGGAGCCGGAGAAGTCTGATTTCGGGGCGAGCGTGTCGAACAGCGACGGCGTGTCCTGCTCCTCCGGTGGCACCCGCTTGATCAGCGGGGTGACCGTGCTGCCGACCGGGGCATTGGTGATCGCCGAGGGCGGCGCCTGCGGCGGCGAGGTCCAGTCGCCGGCGGTGACCTTGTCGACCAGCTTGCCCGGCAGGTTCCACCAGGCGCGATCCATCACCGCGGGCGGTGCCTGTGGCGCCGGCATGTCCGCGCTGTAGATGCGCTCGAGCTCTTGCGCCTCGGCGTGCTGCTTTTCGCCGGTCACCGTGGGCGGCATCGCGGCGGGGCCGCCCCCGACATCACCGCCGTAGATCGCCCCGATGTCGTCGGCCGGCGCCGGCGTGCCCGTCCAGTCGCTCATCGCTTGACCGCCAACTCCTTTTCCCAGGTGCCGTCGGGGTGCTGCTTCCAGGCGTAGTAAGGCTGCCCGACCTCGATGCTATCGCGAAACGCCTTGTGTTCGGCGGCTGGCCGGCTGAAATCCGGCGCCGACTGGATCATCGGCCCGAGGCCGCCCTTCGCCTTCGGCTGGTCCATCGCGTCGTCGACGCCGATCAGGTCGCCGTGCTCCTTGCGGTAACGCATCATGTAGTCGTTTTCCTGGGTGACACGCGCCGCGGCATTCTCGAGGAATGCCAGGGCCTTGGTGCGGCCTTCGGGGGTTTCCGACAGGCTCGGCAGCGCCCGCTGGAAATTCGCCATCTCGGCGGTGCGCAGCGCCCCCGAGCCGGTCGGCCGCATCATCACCGCAACGTTGTTGGTCAGGCCCGTCAGCAGCTGTGATCCGGTCACCGCCTGCTGCTGCGACGGCGTGGTCCAGCCGAGTTGGTTCAGCCAGCCGGCCATCTCGGGGAAATGCTGCAGCAGCATCCCACCGGACGGCAGATCCGGCAGCACCGCGCGGATCTGCGACAGGCGGTTGCGCAGCTCGCGCGCGCTGGACGCCGCCTCGGCGGTCTTTTTCAGCGTGTCGGTGTCGGCGGCCGTTTGCACGCCGGCTGACGTCGTCTGCAGTTGCAGTTTCTGCTCGTGCTCCTTGAGCTTCATCTGCCGCTGCAGCTCGGCCTCAGCCTCGGCCTGCTTTTGTTGCGCCGCGCGATTCTCGGCGGCCACCTTGAGTTGGTAGTCGACCGCGTCCTTCCGCCTCTGGTCGTCGAACGCCACCTGGCGGTCGCGCGCTTCCTTGTCGAGCGCGGCGCGCTGCTCGTTGCGCTTCGCCTCGAGCTCCGTGACCTTCTGCGCGGTGTCCTTGTTCGGGCTGGCCTGCAACGCCTGCACCTGTTGGCGGAATTCCGCCTCGATGCGCGCCCGCTCGGGGGCCAGATCAGCGATCGACGGCGCCGCCATCGGCGGCAGATCCGGCGGCTTGACCAGCGCCGGCGGCAGGTTCGCCGCCGGCGGTGCGGCCAACCCCGGCGCCGCGGGCGCTGCCGGGGTCGTGGGCGCGGGCGGCGTGGTGCCCGGGGGCGTCGGCGCCGGCGGCGCGGTAGCGCCTCCAGTGCCCGCCCCAGGCCCGGCAACCTGCACCCGCCCCGGCGCGCCGGCTGCCTGCAGCCCGGCGATGCGCTGGCCGACCGCGGCGATGCGGGTGCCGTAGCTGTCGGCCTTGCCTTCGGTCGGCACGTTGGGATTGTAGCCCGCCGTGGCCAGCGCATCGCCGAGCGCCTTGTGGTCGCCGCTGCGGGTGACGCCCTTGTAGCGGTCGCTTTTCAACAGATCCGTGTAGGCCTTCACGCCGGCCTCCGGCGTGTCGAACGCCAGCGGCTTGCCGTCGGCGCCGGTGATGCCGAAGAAATTGTTCTTCTGCGCCGCCGGTGAACGCCCGTAAGCCGTCTCGAGCGCCGCCTGCGAGGTGATGAAATCCGCCGGCAGGCCGGTGTCCTGCGAGACTTGCTGCGCGATCGGCGCGAATTTCGTCACGAAATCCGCGTCGCTGCCGCCCGCCGAGGCCGGCGAGCCGCCCGGGGTGAGCGACGGTGCCGGCGAGCCGCCGCCGCCCGCCGCGTCGTCCGCCGCCTTCTTGCCGCCGGCGATCTGATCGCGCAGCAATTTCAGCTGCTCGAGGCGCGCCTGCGCGGTCAGTCCCTGGATCTGCAGCCCGGCGCGTTTCAGCGCCAACTCGCTCTGCCGCTGCTGGTTGGCGGCCACCAGCTGCTCCGTCTCGAGCGGCACCTTGCCGGCCGACTCGAGGCCGGCGGCGAGGATCTGCCCGAAATTCCGCGGCGTGTAGGACGGCCCGCTATTCGCCAGCATCGACAGGCCGAACTGCAGCAGCGCCCGCGTGCCGGCCGAGCGCGACTGCTCGGGAGACAGCCCGGCCAGCGCCGGATCGCCGCCGGCCAGTGCCAGGCCGGCCTTGCCGACCCAGCCACCGAACCGGTCGAGGAAGCCCGGCCCGTCATCCGGCGCCGCCGCCGCAGGGCCAGGCGCGCCGTCAGGCGGCGCGGCGGGCGCTGCCGGGGGTGAGGCCGCGGAATCGCTGGCAGGAGCGTCCTGCGCCGTTGTGGCGCCCAGGAACATCTGCGCGACGCGGGGATCGCCGCTCCCCAGCAGCGCCTGCAGTTGCTGGGCGTTCAGCGTGTCGGCATCGTCGCCCTGATCCAGCAGCCCCGCCATTGCCTCACATCCCCAGCAGGCCGCCGCCGGGCCCACGCGGCGCGTAGGCCTTGCCCGATAATCCCAGTTGCCCGAGCGCCTGCCGGCGGGCCAGCAGCTGCTGCATGATCGCCTGCAGTGACGGCGCCGCCTGCTGCTGGATCGGCAGCATCGGGATCTGTGGCACCTTCTGCTGGCCCGCCGCCGCTGTGGCCGGATCGCCGAGCTGCTTCTTGATATCGCCGAGCCCACCCTTCAGCGCGGCGAGCTCCTTGGCGGTGCTGTCGCGGCCCAGCCAGTCGCCGAATTGCTGGCCCCAGGAGCGATCGTCGGGCGAAGTGTTGCCCGCGCCGAACCCGATATCTTGCCCGGCGAACTGCGACGTGGCCGGCATCGACGTGTCAGGAAACAGCGGCTGATCGAAATTCAGCAGATCGGATTCAAACTGGCTCCCGCTCATGCGGCACCTCCCAGCAAGTCGCGCACGCCGCCCATCTCGAGCACCTCCCGCGTCAGCGTGACCAGCGGCTCGTTCAGCTCGCGCACCACCAGCGCCATGCGCGCGCGGTAGTCGGCATAGAGTCCCGGGTGGAATTCCTTGAGATACGCCGCGCGCCGCTCGCCCCACCAGGCCGGGCAGCACGCGCACTCGGGCGCGTTGGTGACGTGCTCGTAGATCCGGCACAGCGGCGCGCCGACATCGCGCAGGTAGGCGAACACCTCGGCATGCGACCACTCCTGCAGCGGCAGCCAGAGCTCGATGCCGTCGGGCGTCGCGCCCGATTCGTAGGATAGGCGTGGCGTGTCGACCCGCTTGCTGCCACGGATCAGCAGCGTGTGGCCGTCATCGCGGATCCGCCGATAGAGCGGCATCGACAGATTGGCGTGGCAACACTTGTACCGCGGCACCAGCGTGGTGCCCTGCTGGCCGAGCAGGCGGCCCATCGGGTGCTGGCTGTACGGGATCAGATCCGACGGCAGGCCGTGCGCCAGGATCCAGCCGGCGACGTCACGCTCGACCCGCACGAAATGCGGGAACATCGTCTCGACGTGGCAGACGATCTCCCTCACCTCCGGCAGGAGGTCGCCTGTGTCGAGGTGATAAACCGTCAGACGATCGGCGTGCTCGCGCAGCATGTAGGCGACGGCGAGCGAATCTTTTCCTCCCGAAACACAAAGCGCCGCCCGGCTGTGGCGATCGAGCGGGCTCATACGATCGCCGCCACCGAACCGGCGACCGCGGCGGCGGTGCCGATGCCACCCATCACCTGGCCGGCGACATTGCTCTGCGGCGGCGGCCCCGTGGTGGTGGTGGTGCTGCCGTGCGGTGTGGTGCCGAGCACCGACTCCAGCACGCCGAGGCTCTCGGTCGGGTAGTCCCACTGGGTCTGCCAGTTCTGTGCCAGCTGGTCCTGCTCGGCCTGTGTCTGCCCCTGCTCGGCGCGCCCGACCTGCTCGAGCAGCCCGCCCTCTTTCGCGGTTTCCGCCTGCTGGCCGACCGCGAGCTGCGGCAGCGCGTTGACCGCCCACTCGCCGGCGCCGAGATTCTGCTGCGCGATCTGGCCAGCCGCCTGCTGCGCCTGGTTGTAGCCGCTGGACAGCAGCCCGCCGACCAGCTGACCTTCGCCGAGCGCCTCCTGCGACTGCGCGGTGCCCTCCTGCACGCCGAGGCGCGAGCCGCCGAACGCGCCGACATTGGACGCATTGGCGCGCTGCTGGCCGAGCGACTGCGCGAGCCCCTGGCGCATCTGCGTCACGGTGGGATCCACCACCGAGGTCAGGTAGGGATTCATCAACGCCTGGGTGTCGGTGTTGATCTGTCCCGTCGTGATCGGCGCGGCGGAATTCAGCAGGCCGCCACCGGTGACCGCGCCCTGCGCCGCGGCGAATGCCGGATCGGCCGCGCCCTGCATGTTGCGGATGTTCGTGTAGGCCTGCGTCACGTCGGCGTTCTGCGGCACCACCGTGGCGTAGGGGTTCGCCTCGTAGGGCCGATTGGAAATATCCTCGGCGCGCTGCAGCGACGCCTCGCCGGCGGCCTGGATGAATGGCGGCAGCTGCTGCACCTGGGTGGTGACCTGTGGCTGGCCACCACCGCCGCCGCGGCAAATCGCGAAGTCGGTCGCGTAGGGCGGCCGCCAGAACCCGGTCATAGGTGGCCTCCGTTGCGTCGCGCCAGCGATTTCTGAAACCGCATGCTGACCGGCACCCAGCCGGTCTTGCGGCCGACCCGTCCCCAGGCGCTGCGGCCATGGGTGACCATGAACGCGCAGTCGTGTTCGCGCGCGAACGCCTCGATTTCCGGTTCCATCTCGAGGATCTCGGGCAGCCTCCCGGCGCAGGCCACGACATTGCAAACGTTCTTTTGCGGGAAACCGAGGATCTCGGTGATCGCCAGCGAGTGCGCGCGGTGGAAGATCCGCACCCGCCCGTCGCGCGCCTGCGCGATCAGGTCGTCGATCGTCGCGGTGCCGCCGGCATCGGTGAGTGCCTGGTTGAGCTGTTGCACGAGACGCTGATGTTCCGGCGTCATCGCGGCACCACCGCCGCCGACAGCGCGCCGGCATCATCGACCGCGACGCGATACGTCGTGCCGTTCGGCGCGATCAGCAGCACCGCGGTGTAGGTTGGCTCCGACGTGGCGTCCGCCTTGCGCGAGATCGCATCGGCGATCTGCCGCAACTGATCGCGCGGCGAACCGGTCATCGCCGGCGAGAACGGTGCGGGTGGGCGATAGGCCATTTATCGATACCCGCCAGGACGCACGATCAGCCGCGTCTTGCCCAGCGCGAACGGCCCGTCGCTCAGGGCCTCGATCCGCATGCGCAGGTTGCGCGCGGAGAACCGCACGTCGGTCAGCCCGCTGTCGTTGGTGATCGGAAACACCCCGGTGTCAGCCTCCGGCCCGTTCGGTTCCTCGGCGATGAAGAACCTGTATCCGACGCGATCGGCCGGCCCGGTAAAGTCCTGGGCGATCTGTTTCACATGAAACCGCTGCTCCGCCGCCTCGCTCAGTGAGAATGCACCGGTTTCCAGATAGATCTGCTGCGCGCGCGGCACGCCGGAATCGGTCCAGCCATATTCGTGATAGAGCACCTGGCCGGCGGCGTCGCACAGCACCGGGCGCACCATCGCGCCCCGCACGTCCGACGCGGTGCGCTGCTGCTGGCCGATGATCCACGGGCGCGCCGCGTCGCCATAGTTGAAGGCGACATACCGGTTGCATTCCTGCGAATCCTCGCTCGGCCAGTACCACCAATGCTCCGAGAAGGCCGGGTTCGGCGCGCCGAACACCCGGCCGACCATCTCGCGGTTGAGCAGCGAGAACAGCCAATCGCCGACATCCGACGGCAGGGGTGCGAGCGTACCGTCATAGCTCCAGAAGCTTTGCTGGCTCATCCATGTGGTGACGCCCCCGGCCTGGCTCATCGCGCGGCGCGAGATCGGGCCGCAATTCGCGCCGATTTTATTTATTCCGTAAGCGTAAGGAGGGCCGACATAGCGCATCAAATGCACGTCGTTATCGGTCCAGATCAGCAGTCCGCTCGCCACGCGCATCGCATTCAGCGGGCGCCCCTCCGTCTCGAGCATCAAGCTGCCGGCCAGGTTGTCGACCGCCGCCGCCCACACGTCGGGATTCTCCTGATCGGACCACGACACCTGGCGCGCATTGCCGGTGGCACCGATCAGCACGACGTGCCGCTCGTCGGTGACCGCCACCGCCGCGGCGCCGACGGGCGCGTTGGGCACCGCCGCCGCCGGCGTAGCAGGCGTGCTGGGCGACCAGCGGCACAGCACGCCGCTCTGCGTCGGCAGCACCAGCAGATCCTCGCCGAACAGGTGCAGCGACCACATATCGCCGAGCACCGCCGAGACATCAGTGATGCCGATATCGGCGGGATCGCGCGCCGTGCCGTAGGCGTCCTCACCGTAATCGGCCAGGCCGTAGCCGACCGCAGCGCCCGGCGGCTCGAGCGGCCCGACGCCGGCCGGCGTGATGTCGTAGAGGGTGCCGAGGCCGAAATCCAGCGCGTAGAGCGCGGTGTCGGTGCCGAACGCGCCCCAGCGATTCCCGGTGTTGTCGTGCCAGGTCAGCACGTCGCGCCCCGGCCCGCCGAGGTCGACGCCGGGCAGGGCGGCCGAGCCGCCGACCGGCTGCGCCTGGCCGCCGCGCCAGCGCATCAAATTCATGTCGAACCAGCGTCCGCTTGAGGCGTCCGCCGTCGCCCCGCGATAGATGCCGGGTTGCGGGAACACGGGAACGCGGCCGGTTTTTGCCATCTCAGTGCATGCCGCGCATCGGCGAGCGGAGCAGCTGCTGCGTTGCCGGCGCGTCCTGCGCAACAGTCATCGTCGGCGGCCCGCAATAGATCAGCTTGGTGACGCCAAGGCGTGGCGAGTACAGCGGGAACGCGGCGCCGCCGCCGCCCAGCCGGCCGGTGTGGGTGTGCGTGCCGGCGCCATAGGTCTGGACGGCGTGCTGATGCGACCCGCCGGCATTGATGCTGAGATTGTGCTGATGCGCCCCGGCGATGCTGGTGGTGCCAGTGCCACCGGACGGGAACGGGCCGCTGCCGACATTCACCGCGCCAGACACATAATAAGCCCCACTGTAAGTGTGACTGTGATCGCCCTGCGTGTCGGTGGTGCCGGTGTGCGTGTGGGATCCCTGCACGTCGGTGTAACCAGTATGCGTGTGATCGCCCACCGCGTCGATGGTGATCGGCGCCGCCGGAAGCTGGCTCGCCGTCAATGTCCATTGGAAGTATCCGGCCGCCTGCGCCAGCGAGAATCCGCCGGCGACACCGCCAGCGTCGGTTGCCGTGCCGGCGCCGGCGGCGACGCGGCCGCGCAGATCGGGCACGCGGAAATTGTTCACCCCATCGCCGCCATAGCGCGTGCTGATCACCGCAAATAATTTGAGGTAACTGGCGATGGCGTAGGTTGCGCCGTCGCACAGCAGCCAGCCGGCGGGCGCGGTAGCCCCAGCGAAATCCAGCAGCCCGCCGATCGGCATCGCCGCGCCCATCACCGCATCGATCGTGTCGAGGTCGGCGTTGACCTTTGCGCCCCAGGTGTCGCGCGACGATCCCGTTTCGGGTTTCACGAGACCCCAATAGGTGGTTGTGCTATCAGCCACCGGACGATTCCTTTGGCATTAGGCGCCCTCTCGCTGCGGCTCGGCGCCATTGGCCCCGCCGGGGATACGCATCACATCGGCGTCGTGCGCCAAGCACTGCTGCTGGATCGCGACGAAAATCGGCGCCACCACGCGATACGGCGCATGGCTCAACGCCTCAAGCACGACGCCCCATTGCTGCACGCTCATGCTGACGGCGATCGGCGTGTTGGGGTCGATCATATCGTCAGCGTCTCCACGAATGGCCACGCCCAGCACTCGATCGTTTTGGCAACGCCGTTCCAGCCATTCGGGTAGAGCACGCTGGGTGGCCCGCGCATCACGAGGTTGCCGCCGACGCCGGATGAAATGCCGGGATTGGGTCCGCCCGGCCCGTACCAGGCGTAGGACACTTCAAGCGTGTCCCCGACGCTGATCGTCTCGGCGATCGTCAGCAACACGTTCATGCCGCTAATCGCCGGCGTCACCGTCAGGTCCGTGCTCCCGCGCTTCACATGAAACCCATTCTGCGGCCACGTCTTGATGCCGTCATCGGCGTTGCTCTGGAATGACATGACACCCGCCGCGAAATCCGGCCCTGTCGGTCGCGCGAACGGCACGGTTATGACCTGACCCGCAACGGTGATCGCGCCTCCCGTCAGCGGTCGCCAGAGCGGCGTCCACTGCACGCCCTTGTCCTGCACGCACCAGCGCGCATATCCCTCGATCTCGCCCCAGCGCGACGAGCCGTAGTCACCCGTGTGGATGTTGTCGCCGCCATTGAACTGGTACGGATAGCTCGGCCCTGTCGCGAAGACGCGGCCCGAGTAGGTGCCGCCCATCCCCGGCGCATGAGTGCGGCAGAATGTGTAGGTGCCCTGGTTGGTGTCACTGGCCGTCGTGGCCGTCGAGATCGCCGCCGGCAGTCCGTAATAGAACTTCAATGGCGTTGGGTTCAGGTTCAGCGCATCGAACTGCACCGTCATGTCGGCAAGGTCAGCCACCTTGCCGGCGTTGGTGTTGTCCACCGAGCCACCCTGCGTATAGCCAACCGACGAAACCAGCATGTTGGTATAGTTGATGGTCGGGAAGGCACCCCTGCCGGGCGGGATGGCGTTCAAGATCGCCACCATATTGGTCCAGCTCACGCCCTGGCCGAGCATGGCACGCGAAGTCACGGTCTGCGGCAAACCGAGCAGGTAAGTCCCGAGGCCACCCGACACGCCGGAAAGCTGCTGCTGGATAATGGAGCCGACAGGCAGCACGCCACCCGAGATGACCTGATTAACCGCCAGCGACCCGGAGGCAATCGCGGTCACCGTCAGCACGCCCTGGTTCGCTGACGCCGTAAAACTCGCGGCTGGGCTGGTGCCGGTAAAGGTTGTCGCAATCGAGGTGAAGGTCAGCGCAAGCTGGTAGGTGCCAACACCACCGGGCGTGAGTTGCTGCACGCCAAGGTCGTCGGGATTGTCCGCACGCAGATGCTCCGGCAACTCGGCATCGGCAGCCAGGGTAAGATTGGCATACACCCGCGTCTGTGCGTTCACCCCTGCCGCGACAATCGGCTGACCGCCTGCGACATATCCCGAGGTCAGGCTCTCCACGGTCAGTGTCAATCCAGAGATCGAGCCGACGAACGACGATCCAGGCGCCAGACCGCCACCGCCGCCGCTATGCCATGTGCTGCCAGGATAGGCGGTGCAAAACTCCAACACCTGCGGCGGTGACTGTCCGTCGCGGATGCGCAGAAGCTGCTGGGTCAGGATCGCGCAGCGCCCGACCATAAAATAATCGTTGCCCTTGTAGTTGGTCGTGCCGGTCGGCAGTCCGGACAGACTGATACCAGCGCTGCCAGGCATCGGACCTGGCCCGAGGAACGCGCCAAGACTGGCAACCAGCAACGCTGTCGGCCCGTTCGGGTTGAGACCGAAGCTGTTGAAGTCGAGGAACCCATTAGAGCGCCACGACTGGCCGTAGCTGATATGCGCGTCGATCTGCACCGCTGGCGGGCTGACAACGGCCACAGCGTTTTGCGGGAGGCTCAACATCAGAAGCGGAACCGCACCATGCCGGGGGCACCATTGCCGCCGGGTTGATTGTATCCGCCGCCACCGCCCGCGCTGCCGTAATCGGAAGCGACCGCGCCAGGCGACGACGAAGCCCCACCGTTGCCGCCACGTCCTCCGGCGCCAAACGGACCGCGCGAGCCGCCACCGCCAGCGCCGTTGCCAGTGCCACTAGCGCTAGCCCCAAACGGACCGAAACCGGTGTTGCCACCAAGCCCGGAAGCCCCGGCCGTGCTGCCGCCGCCGCCTCCACCACCGCCGCCCAACCAATGGACGGAAAGCCCGGCTAATGAACTCCCGCCAGTAACACCCGCCGCACCGCCAGCACCCTGTCCAGCCGGCGCGCCACTACCGCCGGTTCCGCCCACACCAGCAGCGCCGGGGTTGCCTCCGTTGCCGCCGCCTGGTTGGAATATTGTTCCGGTGCCGGCGGAAAAGAATGACGCTGTTCCGGCACCGCCCACGCTGCCGATCGCACCGCCCGCCCCTGGCTGGCCAGGTGTCACCGTGACGGACGTGCCGGGAGGAATGATGTAGGGCCAATCCATAAGATTGGCCCCGGAACCGCCACCGCCACCGCCGGCCGTGGACGCGGCGGCCTGGCCGCCACCGCCGCCGCCACCACCGCCGCAGCAATCAACGATGACCAGGCTGACGCCGAGCGGCGGCGTCCATGTGTAGTTGGACACGCTAGCAACCGGCACGGCGAAGCCTGTGCCAGCGCCAAGTCGCGCATCGGTCGCGGTCAGCACGTCGGTGACGACATAGCCGATGGCACCAGATGGGGTGAGGGGCGCCCCGGGGTTGGTCAGCGTTACCGTGGTAACCGCACCGCCAGCAACAACCAGCGTGGCCATCGCACCGCTGCCGGTGCCGCCGGTCAGTGGGACGTTGGCGAAGGTGCCGTTGGTATATCCACTGCCACCAACAACCGTGCCGAGCGTGGCAACCGGGCCGCCGACGAACTGGACGTAAGACGGAAGGTGCGGCGGATATGCGACGGGCATCCGTCACCATTCCTTCGCGACAAAGGCAGCGCCGGTCACCGCGCAGAACAACGAGATCGTCGCCACCGAAGCGCCGCCGGACTCGCTCTCGTAGTAAGCGCCCGCCGGCAGGTACGTGGCGTTGTTCGCTGTCGCGCTGGCAGCACTGCCGAGGTCGTTGAAATACATATCGGCGGTGGATTTGTTCTGGAACGACCACCCTTTGCGTGCGCTATTCGCTGCCATGAGTTGCTGTGCCTGGCCGCCGAGCGCGATGACACCGGAGCGGTCGGTCTTGGTAACGCCGCCGCTGCCGGATCCTGCTGCCGGAACCGCCGCGTCGAGGATGTCAGCGTTGGTATTCAGATGCGCTCCCCACTGATCGTCATCAGCGTTCGGCGTTGGCTTAATGAGCCCCAGGTTGGGCGTGGTGGTGTAATCGCTCATGCCGCCAACTCCAGTTGGTCGTTGGGTGGCTGCGTTGGCAGCGAGGTCAGCGTCCATGTGCCAGCGCTGCACATCTGCGTCGGCTGCTGCCAGGTGCGGATCAGCGTTGCCGCTTCGGCGCCGAACGCGACCTGGGAGAGGCCGCCGATCTCGTAGGTGCTGTTACTGTTGACGCCGTACGGGCCAGCGCCATACGGGCCGCGACCATAGGGGCGTGGCGTTGCCATCAGGGTGCGACGCTCGGGGTGACGGTGCCGGCGCAGCGCATGTTGCCGGAGGCGTCCACGCTCCATTTCGCGACGCCGGAGACGTAATAGATCAGCTTGCTGGTGGCGCTGTCGTAGCGGAGATACGCGCCCGGCGCGCTGTTCAGCGCGGGGCCTCCGTTAAAATCCACGATGTGGCCTGCGCTCATCCGCACCGCCGCTACGGGATCGGTCACACCGGGCGGTGGCGCGGCACCACGGCTATCGAGGAAGTTGCGGATCAGCGTTGGTTGCCCAGCACCGCCCTGCACGCACAGCAGACTGTCCACGTAGGCCGACGCCGTGCCGTTGATCCCGGTGCCGAACCAGATGCCGGCGGTGTATTCGCTGTTGATCGTGCTCGACATATTCGCGAACACGGCATGCACCATCTGGCGAATACCGATGCCGCCAAACCGGCCATTGTTCAGCCCATCGTCGATGCCGGTTGCGTTCAGATCCCATTCCATGCCGGTAAGCTGGCCGGAAGTTGACGACGGTGTGCCCTGGAAATCCGCAACGTCGGTGATCAGTCCGGTGGTCAGCCCAGTGCCAGCATTGCGCCACGCCTGGATGTAGGCGCTGACCAACTGACCGCCCGATGTGCTGCTGTTCATGGCTTTGACCAGGAACGGCCATTCCTGGCAGCCATTGCCTGCGGTATTGCCGAACTCGACCTGTAGCGTCTTGTTGATGTTAGACGGCGTGCCGCCTGTGAATGTGGTTGCGCGTCGGAACCGGAAGTCACCACCATCCGTTGCCGCAAACGCATTGCGCTGGAATATGAGTTCCGCCGGCGGCTTAAGTGCGGAGATGCCGCCCTGCGACACGATAGGACCAGGGATATTGCCGATGGCATAACCAACGTTAGCGAGCGGCACGAACCCGTCAGCATAGGCTTTAGTGGCAGCGTGCAGCGCCGCGGTTGGCGGCCCGGAGAGCGACAGCGGCCCTGTCATGACGCCGCCGCTGATTGGCAGGTAGCCGGGACCACCGCCCGAGCCGCCGCTGGTGCGTGCGTCAACGTAGCTTTTGGTGGCCATTTGCAGCAGATCGGTAGGATCCCCGGCCGCATAGACCGGCCCGGTGAGTTGCCCGCCGCTCAACGGTAGATATGGCCCACCAATCGGCGGCGCGCTGTCGGAGCTCGGGCCGGCCTGAACCGCCAGCGTGCCGACAGAGAACCGCACGATATCCCCAGCCGAGACGCTCAAGGTCAGCGGCGTGATACCATCAGCCGGATCGATCAACGGTCCCCAGTAGAGCCGATTTCCCCCGGCCTGGGCGTCCCACAGCTCGAAATATCCGACATCACCCCAGCGGCTCGCCGCCTGGGGAAATTCGATCGAGGCGATGTTGATCGCCAGATCCGTGCGGCCGCCGGCCAGTGAAAAGCTCGCCGGTTGACGCACATAGCCCGAGCCGCCCGCGGCCACCTCGGCGCCCGGGGTGGTGGCGGTGGGCGCCGATAAGGTGAGCGCCACATAGGCGTTGACCGGGGCGGTATAGGGGCCAAACGCCAGGGTGTGCGACAGCATCCGCGGCCGCAGGTAATCGGTGGCGGATCCGGCCACGTCAGAAGCCTCGCACCACGGCGCGCAGCGGCGCGCCTGAGTAATCCGCCTCGGCCTTCCAGCGGTTCGCCGCGAGCAACGCATCGCTGAATTTCGCGTCGGCCTGCGTCGCGCGATCGTCGTCGAGCTCGTATTCCGCGCCGTAGCGCAGGCAACCGAACAGATAGACTCCGTAATGCAGCTCGAGCACCGCGTTGCTGTCCTGCGGATCGCGCAGCGGTTTCGGCCTGGCATACCAGGCCATTTCGACGATCTGCGGCTGCCACGCAGGATCCGCCGGGATCACCGGGTGCGGCAGGAACTCGATGCAGCTTCCGACGAAGCGATAGGCCCAGGACGGATGCACCGCACACTGACAGGCCGGGCCGCCGGCGAGCGGCCCGGTGAAGTGATCCTCGAGCGACAGCAGATGGCCGCAGCCGAGGAAGCGGATCGACTCAGCCTCGACCCAGTCGCTGGGCAGCGTGATCAACGGCGCGTCGATCGCCTGGTCGGATCGCGCCACCATGCAGCGCGCGCGCAGCGCCGCGGCGATGTCGGTTTCCGTCATGCGCAGCCAAGTCGGAAACCGCGCATCGATGTCGCGCCGGTTCAGCCAGCCGGCGACGTCGGCCTGCAGATCGGCGAGGCTCGCCATCGATCAGTCGGTCAGCGTCGGCGCGGGCGGCGGTGGCGGCACCACATCGGACACCGGCATGTACGCGCCCGCCGAGCCGGTGGCATTGTTGCGCAGCGGCGGCGAGGTCGGGTCGTCGACATTGGCGACCTGCATCACCGGCATCGGCGGCGGCTCGGTGGCGGCCGCCATTTCCGCCATTTGCTCGGCGACCGCACGCTCGTTTTTGAGGATGTAGATCGGCATGATGCCGACCGGGTAGTGCCGCGGCTCCGGCGGCGGCGGATGCGGTGCGGCCTCGGTGCCGTAGGGCGCCGCCGCCATCTGGCGGTTGGTCGGTTTGTCATCGTGCTTGTGGGCCATGTGAGCTCCTATGCGAGGGGACGTCCGTCATCGGTGCGGAAGAACCGCGCGTCGCGGCGCGACAGCCATTTCATCAGCGCCTTGCGGTCCTGGGTGATGCCCATGCGGTGCAGTTGCCAGTAGATGACGTTGGGAATTGACGCGACCATGCGGCCGCGGCCGCGCGCCGCCTGGCGGTCGAACAGGTTGGCGAGGCGCTTGTTCGCATCGACGATCGCGTCGGTCTTTTGCCGGCTGATGATCAGCGGCCGACCCGTCTCGCTGTCGCGCGTGAGACAGGTCATCTGCTGGGTGGCGTGATCGAGGCGTACGTAGATGGGATGTGTCATAAGCAGAACGGCACGGTGCTGTCCGGCACCATGCCGCCCCTGACCACTGGACCTTGAGGGAGGCCACAATGGCTGCCAACAAACTGCCCGATATCCGTTTCGTCCGCGAGTGCCTGGATTACGATCCGGACACCGGGCTGCTCATCTGGCGCGAGCGGCCGCTGCACCATTTTTCCAACGCCGCAAGCCAGAAACGCATGAACGCCTGCTACACTGGCAAGGTCGCCGGCGCCGAGCATGTAGCGGGCAGACGAGGCGAGCGTAGCTACTGGGGCGTCCGTCTTGCCGGGGTGTTCTATCCGGCCCACCGGCTCGCCTGGTTGCTGTTCCATGGAACAGACCCCGAAGCACTCGAGGTTGACCACATCAACGGCAACCCCCTGGACAACACCATCGCCAATCTGCGCGTGGCCACGCGCAGCGAGAACGCCTTGAACGGCCGGGCGCACGCCGACAGCCAAACCCGCGTCAAGGGTGTCCAGCGGAACGGTAGCGGCTATGCGGCGCGGATTATGCTTCAAGGTAAGTCCTATTATCTCGGCACTTGGCCGAGCGTGTCCGAGGCCGCAACGGCGCGGCAAGCGGAGTTGAAGCGACTAGGCATCTTCCGACGAAGCGAATAAAGCATTGGTATCATTGGTTTAAATCCCACACACAGGCATGCGCCTTCGGCGCGGTCGGGCGTAGCGTGCCTTCCCACACAATACCTCCCTGGGTATTATCCCCGGTCTTGGCATAGCTCTCCTCGATCATGTCGCGCGAGGGCAGCGGCGCCAGTTCGAGATAGTCGGGATCCACCAGCTCGAGCACATGCGCCGGCATGTAGCGATCCGGCACGAGGTCGATCGGCCCGAAATCCGACAGGAACACGCCGACGGCGCCGACGATGGTGATCGGCTGCGGCGAAGTTGCCTGCACCACATTTTGAGCCACAGTCGGGTTCGACGCCCCGCCCTGCGCCATGTTGGAGAACCAGCGTTTGATGCTGGCCGACATAATCGCGGTGCGCGGCTTGCCGCCGGAATTCCACGACGCCTGGATCGCGTCCTCGACCATATTGAGGGTGAGATCGCGCAGCGTTCCGGCGGTGTGGCCGTTGGTGCCGTCGCCGGTCGGGAAGGCACCGGTGCCGGCGCCGACCGAGCCATTGGAACACCATGTCTGGAAGCCGGCCAGCACGCGTGGATCGGCAATAGATTTCACGGTTTCGCCAGTAATGGTCAGCTCAAGATCGCGCCGCAATTCCATGCCGCGCGCGACGAGCTGCCGATTATATTCCTCGTCCCCAACCTGGTCGACGACCCTCAATGTGTCCGAAACAGCCACCGTGCGAGCCAAAATCTGGCAGCAATTTCCGAGCCTTACGGGCTTTTTGGCGGGCGACATCGCGGCGGTGAAGCCCTCGGGTTGCGGCACGTTAGCGGCAGGATATAATTCCTGAACCAGCCACTCGGTGTTAACTTGCTCCGCTCCAGAAACGGAACACAGAGATACCATGGGTGTATCGGCTTTGTCGATCTGGTATATTACGTCCGCGAGATCTTCTCTGACGTTCGGCGCGGTCGTTTCGATGTACGTATTCGTCGGCGCAGCCGACATAGTGGGCAATGCCATCGCGTGACTCCATCGCAGGCGCGCCTCGGGCGCGCGGTTGTTCCGATTGGGGTCGCGATGGAGACTCCGGAATGATGTGGCGCAATCGGTGGGTGACCTGGCAGCGCCAGGACTCCGACCCGCATGACATCACCCGCGGTTGGTCACTCCGTCGTCGGTGGGCACGACCGCGCCGCGCTGCTGGGTCACAAGGGACTGCGCGCGACGACTGCGACCGGCATTGCTGGGTGACGACCCCCTGTGGAGGGAAGAGTCGGGACTGCCATGGCCGGCCGCACCGGCATCTGAACGGGCGCAGCCGCCGCTGTCAAGAGTGTCGTGAGGTCAGCCGGCGATCGACCATTTCCGGTCGGTGTAGCGATTCGGCGTGGTGTTCGCCGCGATCTGCCCGCGCAGCCAGGCATTGCAATCGGCGGCACCGACGCAGCCGAGCGTTGCCGCGATTGCCAGCGCGCTCATGGTGTAGCTGGCATAGGTCAGGCCGTCGGCGGCTGGGATCACCAGCGGGTCGTCGCACGCCATGTAATCGGGCTGCAGTCGCTGATTGAGCGCCCAGCACTCACCCCAGTCCGCCACATAGGGCGCCTTGTCGGCCTCTCGCATCGCCATCGTATAAGGGGACGGTTTAGCAGGCCACCAGCCGGACGTGTTGCTGGTCCGCGCGATGCTGTGCTGGATCTTCCAGTCTAAAATCTCCCGCCAGTCCTCGTGTCCCATCTGCACGACATGGCCGAGCACCGCCGCTTCGAAGTCCTCCATCCATGGTGAGGTGTAGCTGCCGAACGGCAGCGTGCTGGTCGCCGGCGAGCCGGTCGCGTCCGCAAGGCAATGAAACACCGCGTAGGGCAGCTCGGTGTAAGGCGGCGCGGTTGGATCCACGAACGTGGTCAGCATCCAGTTCCGCTCGCGATCCAGCCAGTCTTGCCAGTAGGCGCGCGGCTGGATCCAGTCACAGCCAGCCTCCGGTGTCACACGCGCGCAGCGCGCCAGACCCCGCGTCTGCCAAGCGCACGCTCGAACCGCCTTCCCGATCGAGAATTTTTCGCGGCTCTGCGGCGGCGAGCTGATGATGTCGTAGGTGGACGCGAAATGCTGCTCCTCGAGAAAATACACATCCCCGGTCAGCAGATAGGCGACGTAACAAAGTGCCGGCGTGTGCGCGACATCCAGCGTCACCGGCGTCGCGATCCAGGGAATGGTCGGGCCATACAAGGTCGCGCTGGGATGCGTGTTGACGTCGAACACGCCGCCGCCCGTCTCGTTTCGGAAATGCCAGGGAAATGTCCCCGACGCCTCGGCCTGTGCGAGCAGCGAATCGGCCGAAGCATCGCCGCGCAGGAATTCAGCCTGCGCCTCGGTGAAGAGGCCGATCTCGTCGCGCTCGCCGGTCGACGGCACATAGGCGGTCAGGCCCGCCAGATCCATCGGCGCGCTGTAGACGCGCGCCGGCGACAGCGGCCGTGTGGTTGCCAGCGAGGCATCGAAGCGCGGCAGCAGGCCCTCCGCCTGCAGCTCCTCGATCGTGGCGACGATCGGGCGCGGCGCCGACTGCCAGCGCCAGCGCGAATACCAGTAGTGCGCCGGCACGTCGATCGCGCAGAGCTGCGTGTCGCCGTCCCAGATGGTCGCGACGTATTCGCCCATGTTGAAGGCCTCGGCGCCGACCGCGGTGTCGCCCAGTTCAAGCACGACCTCGACGCGCGAGGGGTCGTCACTGTCGTCCGTGTCGCAGCGGAATTGCACCACGAAGCCAGACAGTGCCGAGTTGGTCACGTCGATGCGGTTCTGCACATAGGCGCCGCGCGGATCGATCCAGTCGCCGCGATCGATGCCGTCAGCCGCGGCGAAGCGGTGATCCGTCCCACCATAGGCGATGGACACCACCAGGCCGGGCGTCGGCAGCGGCGGCGGCGTCGGCTCGGGCGGCAGCGGCTCCAGCAGCACCACGGCCGTCACTTCGAACGGCGCATATCCCTCGAGCGTGCCGGACATCGTCAGAGCCAGCTCGATGCTGAGATCGTCGACCATCAGCGGCCTCCTCGCCGGCGCGCGTTGAGCAGCTGCACGGCGTTGCGCTGCGTCGGCATCTGGGCGAATCGCTGCTCGGCGTCGCCGGCCTGCGCGGTGACCGCCTGCGGCGGCGCGCGGCCGCGCTGCACGTTCGGCACCATCGGCGCGTCACTGCGCACCCCGTGCATCATGCGGTCGAACGCCATCGCTTTGAACAGCGCCACGATATGCCGCGGCTCATAGATCGATTGCAGCTCGGCGTCGGGGAATCCCTGGGAGCGCCCCCAGCGGATCATCTCGCTCTGCAATTTGCCCCGCGTGGCCGCGTCGTCCCAGCCCGGCAGCGCCTGCGCCAGTTGTGCGTGCCCCTCGGCGAGGCGCTTGCTGCGCGCCTGCTCGGTTTCCTGCTGCTGCAGCGCCATCAGGCTGTCCAGCCGCTGGCGTTCCGCCGCCGCCTCTTTCCAGGCCGCATCCTGCCGCTGGTATTCCGCCGGGTCGGTCGCGGCGAGGCGCTTCCAGTCCGGCTGCTTGCCGAGTTGCTGATCGAGCAGCGCGATCTGCCGCTCGATCTCCGGCACCAGCGCCGGCAGCATTTGGTCGATCGCCTGGGCGCGCTCGGCGACCTGACGATGCGCCTCGGCGAGCTGCTTGGTCTTGTTGGTGTAGTCCTGCGCCTGGCGCACCGCCGCGGTGAGCTGCTGCGGCGTGAAATCCAGCGCGCGGCCGTCGATGGTGAGCCGCACCGGGCCACTCAGCTCGGCCGGCACCCCGGGCGGCGCCTGGCCGTGGGTCGGCGGCTGCGCGCCATTGGCGGCCGGCGCCGGATCCGCGCCATTTGGCGCGCCGGGCGGCGCATTGCGCTGCCGGTAGGCGGAAATCAGCCCGTCGATCGGGTCGGCGACCGCCTCGGCCGGCGCGGCATGGCCGTTGGCACCCGCGGCACCGTTGCTGCGCGGCGCGGCGGCCGGTTGTGGGGCCTCGCCGGCCGCCGGCGCGGTGCGCCGCGGTGCGCGTTCGCCGCCGCGGCGGTTCTCGCCGACGCGTTTGACCGCCTCCTCCAGCGAAATCCCGTCGCGCAGCCGTGGCGACTGCCCGAGCGGCGCCACCGCCGCCGGTTTGATGTCCGCACCGCTCGGCTGCGGGCCGGGGGGCGGCGCCGGCGCGCCGCCGGTGCCGTTCGGGGCGTCGCTCATGGTTTTCCTTTCGCCGGCGGGGCCGGATCCTTTGGCAACAGCCGCTGATAGCTCTGCTGGAATCGCTGCGCCGCGGCCTCTGCCTTCTTTTTTGCCTTCGCCGCCGGCCGCGGGCTACGCCGCGTGAACAACTCGGGCTCGGACTCCGACCGTCTCATCGCAGCAGCGGCGCGGCGTGACCGAATAATTCGGAGGCGATCCAAAACGCCACGGCACACCAACCGAGATGCGGCCGGGCGATGCCGACCGGCCACGCGGCCGCCGCCAACACCGCACACACGAACGCGAACACCAGCAATATCACCGGCAGCATTGTCCCCTCCTGTCACTCATTGGCCCGCTGCTGCTGCAGGAGCTGCGCGGCGGATCGCCAGTTCTCGAACACCGCCTGGAGATTCTCGCGCAGCCGCAGGATCGCCAGCACCTGCTGGCGCGCCTCCTCGCGCGCTGCGGCATCGCCGCCGCGCATCGCCGTCACGGTGCCCAACTCGATCATCTCGTCGAGCGCCTCCTGCAGGAACGCATCCTTGAGCAGCCGGTCGGCCGCGTTCGCCGCGGCGCGGGCATTGGCCTCGGTGATCGCCACCATGTCAGCTCTGCCCCGGCGGCGGCGGCATCACCGCGCGGTCGACCAGCATCTGCCCGGCATTTGGGCCGCCGCGCGACAGCATCGCCCGGCGCATCGCCATCACCGCGGCCGGATCCGGCGCACCACCTGGCGCGGCCGGCCCGAGCGCCGGCGGCGCGCCCTGGGGTGGCCGCGCCGGCCCGCCAGGCAGCGGCGCGCCCAGCGCCGGCGGCGGCGGTCCGGCGGCGCCCGGCGGCGGCCCTGGAGGCGGTGCGGGCCCGCCTGGCGGCGCCGGCTGCACCAGCAGCGCCTGCAGCGGGATCTGCGAGCGCAGCGCCGCCTTGAATTCGTCGATCGACGGCAGCGGCGTGCCGTTCTTGCCGGCCGCGACATAGGCCTGCACCCAGGCGGTGACCGCCGACTCGGCGCGCGAGCGGTCGTCCTCGAACGCCAATTTCAGGCGGTCGGTCTGCGAGCTTCGCGCGTCATCCAGCGACTGCGCCTGCAATTTGCCGGCCTCGACCTGGGCCAGCACCTGTTCCGTCGAAGGCTGCGGCGGCGGCGGCGGCGGCGGCTGCCAGTTCGGCGGCAGCTCCTTGAAATACGACACCACGTCGGAGATCCCCGCCGTCTCGCACATGCGCGCCAGCGTGTTGCGATACTCCGGCAGCCCGACGATCGGCGTGTCGAGCTGCCCCTGCGCCACCGCCGGGGCGAGAATCGCCTCCTGCTTGGCGGCGACCGCGTTGAGCATGGCGAGGCGTTCCGCCGGCGTGCCTTTGCCGCCGATATTGGTCTGCACGTCCCATTGCACGCTCAGTGCGCGCGGATCGACGGTGATCCACTTGCCGCGGATCGACAGCACGTTCGGGCGGTCCTGATGCCGCGCCATCAGCCGCAGCAGGCCCTGATACAGCGGCACCAGGCCGGTTTCCGCCATGGTCCTCGCGATCATGTCGATCCTATCCTGCGCCGCACCGGTCTGCGCGCTCACCGCACTCGGCGTGGTCGATTGCAGCGCGTCGGCGGTAAGCCCCTGGCTGGTGCGGGTGATGCCGGTGCGCGACTCCCGCACCGCCTCGAGCTGCTCCATCACCATCAGCGCCTTATCGCCGATAAACGGTTTGACCAATTCCGTCACCGCGCCCTGCTGGCGCACGCGGATTATGGCGCCGATCGCGGTCTGCCGCGTGTCCTCGAGATAGGTCGAATTCACGTCGACCACGGTGCGCGGGAAAATGCTCTGCGCCAGGCTGTCGAGCGTCGCGCGCATAACGCGGGTTTCGGTGCGCTGCAGATCGATGCACATATCCGCCTGGCTGTAGCCGATCACCCGGCCGGGCTCGCGATACGGCGTCATGGCGCTTAACGGCACCTCGTCGCAGCGATCCCAGCGGCACAGCTGTGGTGTGGAGCCGAGCGCATGCGTGTGGATCAGCTCGGCGACGCCGTCGCCGTCGGTGTCCATCTGACACCAGCCCTCGACATAGCGCACCATTTTCATCGCGGTGTCGCTGCCCGGCTGCTGCGCCCGCCAGGCGCGCCCGCTGACCGGATCGCGTGCGGTGATCTCCTGCCGCCGCCGCGTCGTCGTGGCATCCGCCGCCGCGGCACGCTCGACCGCCTCGGCGGGCAGCCCAGCGGCGATCAGATCCGACGCCGGCACGTCACGCACATGGAAAATCGCCCGCGCGGTCTGCGCCTGGTCGGCGTCGGCGACGATCCACACGCATTCCGGCGGCACCGCCTCGACGATCGGCCAGGCGCGCGCCGCGCTGCGCAGGATGCGCGCGCCATACAGCACCGGCGGGCCGCCACCCTGGAAATACGCCATGCCCTCGGGCGTCGCCGCCACGGCGCGCTGCTCGGACGGCAGCATCGGTCGTTTGGTGACTCGCTGTGCCACGATGCCGGGCTCGGCGAGCAGCGCGCGCAACTGCGGCGCCAGCAGTCGCTCGCAATCCTCGACCCGTTGCGCGCGCCGCTCGCCCCAGCGCCAGCGCAGCCAGCCGACCTTGCGCGTGAGCGCGTCGAGCATCGCGTCGTGCAGCACGATCCAGCCGCGATTCGCCGTAAATAGCGCCCAGTGGGCATATGACGTCGCCTGCCGCGCGAGCTCGGCATGCAATTCGCCGAGCTGCTCGTTGTCGGACACCGCGGGGGTGAACTCGACCGGATTCTCCACGCCAGTGAACAGCCGCAACAGGCTCGGCATGGTCGCGCGAATCGTGTCGCGCACCGTGGTCAGCACGAGCCGCGAGCGACCGGGCTCCTCGTCGCCGAATTCCTTGCCGCGATACGCATCCGACGCCTTGATGCGATCGACCGACAGGGCGGTGTCGTACGTCCGCGCCTGCTCGTAATAGGCCATCATCTCGGCCTGCACGTCGTCGTCGCGCACCGCGATGGTGTCGAAAATCACCTCCTGCTGCCACGCGACGCCGGCCGGCGGGATCGAGGGCTGCAATGCGGTCTGGTATTGATCGAGCGGCGGCGGAAACGCCTGTTCGCCAAACAGCTCCGGCATCGCCGCGCCGAGTGTGGCGCGATCGGTCAGCGCGAGATGCCCGGCCAGCATGATCTCGTGCGGCATATGCGCGGGCTGTGGCGGCGGTAGGCTGGCGAGGTCGATCACCGACGGGTTGAGCAGGCCGGGGCGGCGTTGCATCTGTGGCAGGCCGGCAGGCGCTTGTGGCAGCCCGGCTGGCTGCGCGAGCGGCGGGATGAACCCGACGCCGCTCATGCCGCGCTGACCTGAAAATCATTCGATTGCGTGGTGATGTCAGGGCGCCCGCGCACCCACAGCCGGAAATGATAACTGTCGCCCACCGGCACGCCGGCACAGGACAGCAGCAGCGTGCCGTCGGGCAGGATGTTGACCGCGAGCGGCGGCGACACCCAGCTTTCGTCGAGCGACAGCACGACGCAGTCGCAGCTCGCCGTCATCGGCTCCATGTGGCCCTCGGCGGTCACCGTCGCGGTGTCGGTGGCGGTCACGTCGCCGACCGGATTGATCCAGATCTGATAGGGCAGCGGCGGGTTGGCGATGGAAAATCCGTCCGGCGGCGGGTCGGCCGCGGCGGGATCGTCGACCAGGCGGATCGAGTAGCCGGGCGCAATCGGTGTGCGCCAGAGATCGATGCCGATCGCGCCGGCCTGGCCGCCGCAGCGCCGGCGATAGTCGGGATAGCGCCAACCCGGCACATAGGTGCCGTCGCAGCGCCGATACGCCGGATCGTCGGACGGTTGTTCGCTCACGATCGTGCCGGCTGGCTCCATCTCACGCCTCCTGCGCGCCCTCGAGCGCCGCCTGTTTTTCGTGGTGCATGCGAAGGTGATAGATCGTCTGCTCGAAATAGCTGCGCGCGATGGCGAGTTCGCGCGTGCGCTGCGTCTCGGCGTCGCAGAATTGCCGGAACAGCACGGCCAGCGCGGTGATGTCGTGCTCGGTCACTCGGTCCCCGCGATCACCCGGCGCAGCGGGATGCGGGGGTTCAACAGCCCGCCCATGCCGCCCTGCAGCGCCATGCCGCCGGGGGCAAAGGTCATGATCAACGCGTCCGCCGCGTCGGGCGAGGCGAGGCCACGCGAGCGCATTTGCATTTTCGATTCCACCTGGGCGCGCCCGTCGGACATGAACGTCAGCCGCGGCCCGGCGAGATCCGCGCGCAGCCTCTCGTCGTAGGGCAGCCGCACGTTGCGCCCCTCGAGCCACTCGCGCGCGCGGATCCACAATTCGTCGCGCATCCTGACGAAGCGCCCGGCGGCGCTTGGGGATTCGCCGACGTTGAGCCCGAGCACCGGGAGATTTTGTTCGCTCAGGCGGTCGACCACGCCCGAGCCGATGCCGATCACGTCCACCACGATCAGCTGCGGCCGCGCCGGCGAGGCGAGCGAGTCGTATTCCGCCTTCACCGCGCCGGCCAGCGCCATCGTGTCGACGCCATTCCAGCGCCGCGGCATTTCCGCGACCACGGCACCGCGCCGCTTGACCAGCACGCTGGCATCGGCGCCGTAGCGGGCGACGTCGAGTCCCCAGATTTCCGGCGCGGTGAGATCGAGCGGCACGTCGCGCGCCATCGCCGCGTCGACCAGCCCGGCGGGAATCACCGTGTCCTCGTCGGCGGTGGGAAATTCGCCGAGAATTCGCACCCGGTAGGCGTTGGAATCCTCGCCGTAGCGGTTGGCGATCTCCTCGACGAAATCCCGCGACACGCGCGGCGATTCGAGACACGAAACCCGCATGCAGAACCAGCGGTCGCGCTCGAGCGTATGCACGCGCCAGAAGAATCCCGTCGCCCGGGTTGGGTTCGAGCAGCAGATTGTCACCGCGCCCGGCGTGCTCATCGAACCGCCCGCGGCCTCGAACACCTGCTCGGCGACGCCCGACGCCTCGTCGACCACCAGCAGGACATTGTCGCTGTGCAGGCCCTGCAGCGATTCGGGATTATCCGCGCGCGAGGTGCGCGCGGTGACGAAGCAGGTATCCGGCGAGGCCTTGAGTTTGACGTGGTCGCTGTCGACGTCGAATAGCTCCTGCCAGGACTGCGGCAGCAGCCGATAGGTCGCGCGCACGTCGCCCATCAGCGCATCGTGCAGCTGCGGCGCCGAGGGCGCGGTCACGCCGACCTTGTAGGGCGCGCGTGTGCAAGTGAACCACACGATGGTCGAGGCCAGCCAGACCCCTTTTCCAACGCCGTGACCGCTGCGCACCGCGATGCGGCGATGGCCGTGCGCCAGCGCGCGGTTGGCGCGCTCCTGCCACGGGTCGGGCTCTCTGCCCAACACTTCGCGCCAGAACGCGTTCGGCTGGCGGGCATATTGCTGCACGCAGATCGCGAACGGGTCACCGGAATCCGCCAGCAGCTCGGCGACCTGCGTCGTCACGCGGCGCGCTTCAGGTAGGCGCGCTTGATGTGCGCCGCGCAGTAGGGCGACAGCCGCGTCGCCGCCGGCGTCGCCGGCACGCGCGGGTCGTCGCAGACCCGCCAGGGATTCTCCGCGATCGGGAACTGGCAGCCATCGCCCGGCATGGTGTCGAGGCACACGCGGATCGGTTTGGCGACGCGCGCCGCCTCGGCGGCGGCGCGCAGCTGGATCGCCCGGCGGGTCGGTGCGCGCGGCTGCACCGGCTTGGCCGCCCGTTTGGGCTTCGCCGGCTTCGGCGTCGACACGACGTGTGGCTTGGCCGGCCGCAGGTTCCGCCGGTGGATGATGCCGGCAATGACGTTTTTATTGACCCCGAGCGCGGCGCCGACCTGGGCCTGGCTGAGTTTCTGCGCCAGCAGGGCGGCCACCCGCTCGACGAAGCCTGGCGCGTAGGTCGAGCGGCGCTGGGCGCGCGCAGCGCGCACCAGGCGCTCGCACTCGGGCCCGCAATACGCGCTGCCGCGGCGCGCGTAGCTGGCGCAGCCCCGTCGCCCGCAGAACGGCGCTGGCACGCTCCCCCGCCCCCTTGCAGGAGCCTTCGAAGAGACGGGTGCGGGCGAAATCAGCACGGCCGGGCTGGCATGGGGTGGCCGGGCCGACGCCGGGCGTGGTGCCATCGCGGCCCGGGGGGGGTCGCGGCGCCGCCGGCCTGGGGCGCGGCCGGGCCGAGATTCGTCTCACAGCATGAGACGAATCTCATGGACAGAGATAAATATCACTGAACGATGATCGTCTCACATCTGGGACGCTGCTGCCTCGCCGCACCGCTGCCCTCCCGCCATCTAGTCAGCGCCTTTGGGCGGCAGGCCGGCGAGTGCCGACCCAGTGCTGGCTGGTTTGCCATCCGCCATGTCGCTGATCTGCAACGGTAATTCGCCACCCGCCTCAACGTCAAGAGTGTGGCCCACTCTTGACGCACGATTCGCCGACGTATTGCGCGGCGAGTCGCGCTCCGCGGCGAGCTCCGCGGACATCGCGCGCGCCGCCAGGAAATGCCCGAGCGCCAGGCCGCCGGCCGCGTTCGGGCCGAGCTCGAGCGTCTCGAAGCGCGCCGCGGTGTAGGGCAGCAGCGCCTCGACCGCGCGCTGCCAGATCGCCATCGCGCGCTCCGGCGGGATGCGCAGCTCGCGCGTCAGATCCCGCACGCCGCGCCGCCAGCCCAGTTTCACGAGGTCATGGAGTGCCTCGATGGGCGTTGTGCCACGCGAGGCAAGGTACTCCGCCGTGCGCTTGGCATCGGCACGCAGCAGCTCGCGCTGCTGGACGCGGCGCCGCGCGACTCGGTTGGCGTCAACCTCGGTGACCACCGGCTCGCCGTCACCCGACCACGCCAGCGCGGTCTGGATAGCGGTCGGTTGCGGCCTCTCGGTGCCCTGGTCGCGCGCGATCCGCCCGGCGACGTCGAGGGGCCTGTTTTGATCATAAGGCCTTACAGGATCGTTTTCCATCTGTGGCGTTCACACCTGTTCACGTCTCTTTTTTGAACTGTGAACACTTATAGCATATATGAGCATAACAGATAAGACATTGATCTCTCTCTCTCTTTCGTTTCGATGATCGTGTCTTATTCTTCTGTGTTCACGGTGTTCACGGTGTCACTGGGGTATGGCCCCGTGCGCGCGCGCACGTACGCGAGTCAGGGGATCCCCCCTGTGACACCGTGAACACCGTGAACAATCGCTTAAACGATGAGCCCTATCAATAGGTTACGCTGTTCACACCGCGACGACCCTCTTGTGAACACCGTGAACACCTTGTCAGTCACACTAGCGCGCTGGTGATCGTCATCACCATGAGGCAAGCGGATCTCGGCCACGGGCGCAAGGGGCGCGGGAGCCGGCCAATATGCGTTGCTCGTAGCTTTGTCATTGACAGGCTGGGCGTTACTAGCTATATTGTCTCTATCGAAACCGGAGACAGAGCGATGAACGTGAATAGCAACTACGGAACACCGACCAAGACCGAGGTAGAGAGGTCGCAGGCCTACTGGGCGAAAGTCAAAGCGGCAATGACGAAGCCCGCCGACCAACACGGCTGAACCTCTTGCTCTCGAAAGGATCTTCCAATGCCTTCCTCTCTTCTCTCCGTCTCCCTGCTCTCCAATGGCGCCTGGCAGGTGTCGCGTTACTTCTCCACCGTGCGCGCTGCACGAAATTGGGCGCGGTTCCTGCGCTCACAGTCCTACGTCTCGGAGGTCGCGATCCATCGCGGCGGCCCTGGTGGCGAGCCGGTCGCATGACCGGCGCTGAAATGATCGACGCTCTGACCACCCTCGGGTGGTCACAGCGGCATCTGGCGATCCGCCTGGGCTGCCACACCAACCTGCCGACGTGGTGGGTGCGGGGACAGGTCGCGGTGCCGCGCGACGTCGGCGACTGGCTCCGCGAGCTCGCCGCCTTTCACGCCCGACACCCGGCGCCGCAGACCTGGCGGCAGCGCGCGGTCAACTCGTAACTTTGTCATTGACAGGCTCGGCGTTACTCGCTATATTGTCGCTCATCGGACGGGATGATCCCGCCGGAACAGGAGACATTCAGATGACCCTAGATCGCAGCGAAATCGCCCGGGCCCTGGCCAAGGCCATCGCCTACAAGCAGTGCGGCAAGCACGCCGACGCCGAAGCCTGGGCGCGCCAGCTGGTCGAGCTGCTCGAGTGCCACGACATCCTGCGGGGAGCTTGAGCGATGACCTACTACCTCAAAGCCGTCGCGATCATCGCCCGCCACCCGCTGAACGTGGCGCGCCATCCGAAAGCTGGATACATCATCCGCACCATCGTCCGCCGCGAATTCCGCCTGCACTGGCTGCGCGACGTGGCGAAGGGGCACAACTGATCAGTGCAGCGGGACATCGCCCGGCCGGGCGATGTCCACCACCTCCGCCAGATCCTCGCGCGGCGCGGCCTCGGTGGCGGGTTCATTGCCCAGCACCACGTCGATCGGCAGGATCACCGCGCGCGACCTGACGCCACCACGAAACCGCCACGGCTCGCGTGAGGCCTGCGCGCCCGGCGCACGCCGCAGCACCTGGGACCAGCCACCGCCGGTCGACGCCTCAGGCAGCGAACGCCACACCGTCCCCTGGAACACCTCGGCCAGCGCGCGGTGCGTATTGGCGACGACCAGCACCACGGCAGCGTCGCCGCTCATCGGATCCGTCAGCCGCATCAGTCGCAATCCGTAACGCGCCAGCCGGTTGCGCGCCGCGGCGCCTTCGCGGTCATCCTCGTCGACCTCGACCTCGTCGCCGGCCTCGTCAAACAGCGTTTGCTGCATCAGGCTCTGCCGCGGCTTCATCAGCCGCCGCGAACCGCGGGTGATCAGGTCGCCGAACGCATCCGACTCAGCCCGCATCCGGTCGAGGCGCGATGACAGCAGGTAGTCGACGCACCGCCGCCACTCCGGCGTGAGGTCACGCAGCGCCGACTCTTTCGCCAGCAGGGTTGGCGGCTGGCGTAACCAGTCGGCCAGCCGATCGGCAGAGAATTCGTCGTGCATGGCGACATCACGCGCCGCCCACAGCACGCCGTAGACATCCGCCAGACGCGCCGGGAATCCGTCAGCCTGCATCTGCTGACGCACCGCCGGCAGCACCTCGCGCACCAGGCGTGGATAGTGATCCGCCAGCCGTCGGGTCAGCGCCGCACCCTGCTCGGTCACCTTCTCGATCGCGAACGGCAGCCGCCGGACGCCGGGTGGATCCTTCAGCAGCTCGAGCACGACGATGCGGCTGGCGTCCTGCGACGGCATCGGCGGGACGATGATCGAGCTGCACAGAAAGCAGCTGGCGACCGTGAACGCGGCGCCCGCGTGACTCGCACCGCCGCGCAGGATCAATGCCCCCGAGCTCGCCTGGCGGATCAGCTTGATGATGCTGGTCTGCCGCGCGAGCTCGCCCTCGGATTCGATCTCGTCGATGCCGACCGGGATGGAGTCGGACGCTAGATGCTGCCACAGGCCGGCGGCCGACGCGTCGGTCACCGACACCATACCGGTCGAGGAAAACAGCGCCTGCAGCATGGTCTGCAGCGTGGTCTTGCCGGTGCCGAAATCCCCGGTGATCCACAGATGCGGGCGGAACACCAGCGCACCGCCGAGGATGCCGCAGCAGATCCAGCCGAACGCCAGGTCGACGTCGTAAGTGCCACGTGCCCAGCGCAGCTCGTCGAGGCGTGCGGTGAGCTGTGCCGCGGCGGCATCGACCAGCGGCGCCATGCGCGGCCCGAAATCCACCCGCGGCATAGGGCGGCGGGGCACATAGACGAAATCCCCATGCCGCCCCAACGTCACCGTGCGGCCGCGCACAAAGAGATGGTCGCCGCGGTGCAACACGAGGTCGCCGTCGGCGCCGATCCACGCGCCGCTGCCGCGCACATGATCGTCGGGCGTCCAGAAGCCCATGACCTTGCAGGCGGCGACCAGCTCGGCGGTCGCCGTCGATACCTCGATGCCATAGGCCTCGCGGTCTTTGCGATCCTTGGCCTTGCGGGTTTTCGGGTAGCGCTTCAGGCACCACGCCGCGCCGGCCAGGCTGACCATCATGTTGAGGTTGAGGTCGCGCTCGCGCAGCTGCCGCACGATCCGCACCTCGTTGATCACGTAGTAACTGGTTTCGTCATAGCCGAGCGGCACATACGGGCAGTCCTCGCCGAGCATCATCCGCACCTTTTCGGCGCGCGTATCGGCGGGCACCGCGTCGACCACCGGGGTGGCGCGGGCGCCGCGGCGGCGATCCAGCCGGGTGACCTTGCCGGACTCGGGCCCCGGATCCGGCTGTTGCGGCTCGTCGGCCATCTAGACGATGCCGCCGGCGATGACGATCCGATCCGGCGTGCCGGACAGCGCGCCGTCGGCGAGCTCGACCAGCCGGTCGAACGCCTCCGCACGCTCGGCGATCGGCGTGCCGCGCAGATACCCCGTCAGTAGCGCCGATAGCAGTGCGGCGACCGGCACGATGGAGGACTCCATCTCCACCCGGGCGATCGCGCCGCTGGCCACCCGCTCGCACCAGTACATCTGGATAACCGCCAATCCGTCGGCCAGGCCGCGGTCCTCGATCGCGGCGACCGACAGGATACGGTCCGGCACGTCGACCAGCAGCTTGTCGGTGGCGCGCATGAGATACGGCACGCTGTGCGGGCGGATTCGCCTGACCACCTTCATTTGCGCACCGCCTTGATGATGACCGGCACCAGATCGGTGAATATCATTACGTAATCGGCCGCGCTCGCGAACAGGCTGCGGAACAGGCTGTCATCGCCGTCGGGATACTCGCGCAGCGTCAGCCGCCATCCCGCCGCCGACAATTCGTCCTGCATCTGCTCGCCGAATAACGCCCGGGCGTAGAGCCGCTGGTGCATCAGCGCGTCGGTGCCGCCGAGGCGCTGATAATCGAACACGAATAGCGCGCCGCCGGGCGCGGTCAGCCGCGCCGCCTCACTGAGTACCGCATGAAAACTCTCAGCATGGCACAGCGAGTACAGAAACATGCAGCCATCGGCGCAGCCGTCATCCAGCGGCACCGCCGCCATGTCGGCCTCGAGCGTGCGGAACTCACCTGGCACGCGATCCAGCTGGTAGCGGTTATTGTTCACCAGAATGAATCTGAGATCCGGCCGCATCCGGTACATGTGGCGCGCGACCTCGCCGAACCCGCAGCCCAGGTCGAGCCAGAGCGTGTCGCGCGGCGGCGCCATATAGCCCAGCAGCCGCGCCACATGCGCCTCATCGGTCGGCGCCAGCCGGTAGCCCTGCAGGATCCGCAGGCCCTGCTGCCAGCCCGCGCGCGAGGCTGCGGTGAGCATGTCCTGCGGGATCATGAGTGCCTCGCCACGAAACGCAGCGTCACCCGGCAATCACGGTTGGCGTCGGTCGGCTCGCCCTCGACGATCCACGGCAGCGCGTCGAGTCCGTCGAGCGCCTCGCGCAGCAGCAGCTCGGCGATCAGCGCGTTGACCGCATGCTGCATCGCCACCGCCCAGATCAGCGGCGGCGGAAACCCCGCCGGTCGCTTGCGCTGGTCGTCCAGCACGCCGCGCAGCAGCCCTTGCGCCAGGCACAGCGCGCGCTCGTCGTACTGCAGGCTCATCGCGCGGCCGCGGTGGCAAACGGATCCTGCGCCAGCGCCTGCTCGCCGTCGGCGGTCAGCACCCCGAACGCATGGGGGAATCCTGCATCGTCGGATCTGAAGGTATGTGCGGCCAGGCCGCGCGCCTGCAGCCGGCGGAAATATCGCTCGATGTGTTTGATTTCCGCCGCACCGCCGGCGAGCTGCCGCAGCGTGGCGAAATCCTCGCGGATCAACTCGAGCTCGCGATCGTCCGCGCCGCCGCGGCCGCGGATCTTGACCCGAAATTTCGGCGTGGTCACGCCTCGGCGGCCGGGCCGGGACCGGGGCCGAACGGCAGGCCCGCCGGCGCAGGCTCGTTCGTGCCGTTCGCCTTGCGCGGCCGGCCGCGCTTCGCCTTCGTGGGCTTCGCCACAGGGTCTGCCGCTGATTCGCGCACGCGTTTGGTGTCGCCGATCTGCCGCGCGTAGCGGGTCTCGAGATATTCCAGCGTGTCGCGCAGCAGGCGGATCACCGCCAGCGTGCCGCCAGGCGTCGCCACGCTTGTGCCGAGCAACAGCCGGCCCATCGATTCGCAGAGTTCGTCTTGCGCCCGGTAGTCATCCGCGATCGCTTGCACTTGGGCATCCACCGCCGCGAGTGTTTCGTCGTCGCTCATCGCGTCGCCTCCAATTCGCTTTGCCAGTAGGCGTTCGCGTCTTTGAATCCGGCGGGCGGCACCCACTGCGCCACCGCCCGGCCCTCCTCGCTCCAGTGCAGCAGCGTGTCGCGCCGCAGCTGGGTGACCGCCTCGTTTTCGCCGTCGCGGTCCATCACCAGCACGAGGTCGGCGAGCGTCTCGGGCAACTCGAGCGCCGCGAGGTTGCCGGCCGAGACGTAGGCCAGCGCGCGCCGCTCGGGAAACCACTGCGCGACCGTCAGCGTGTTCTCGATACCTTCGCCGAGCAACGCCAGATCGCCGGGTGGCGCCTTCGCGAGTGAGCGCGCCGAGGCGCCGCGGGTCAGCGGGATAATCCCGCCGAGGCCGGGACCGAGCAGTTTCTTCGGCGTCTCGAGCGGCGCCTTGCGCCAGGTGTGGCCGCCGCCGGCCAGCCAGGTGCGATGTGTGGCGATGTGCGTCCGCGTCAGCGGATCGATCACCGCCGCCACCATCGCCGGCAGGTGGGCGTTGGTTTCGACGTTCCAGCATTGCGGATGGAATCGCAGGCTGCCGATCGAGGCGTGGCCGAAGGCGGCCGGATCGATGCCGCGGCCGGCCAGGTAGCAGCCGACCGGGCCATCCCAATCCATCGGCCACGCGTGCAGGAACATGCCGATCGCCCCGGCGTTGCGCGCCGGCAGCGGTTTGTGCGCCGGCGGCAGAGGCGCGGCAGATGCCGGCAGAGGCGCGGCAGAGGCCGCCTCGCCGAGCCAGTTGAGTGCCCAGCGAAACGCCGCGCGGTGATCGCCGCCGCAGAACGCGTCGCGGATCAGCGACAGTCCGGAGGTGCCGGCGGCGCCGGATCCGAAGTTTTGCCATTTGGCAATTTTCGTCCCGGCAATAACGATACCCCATTTACTGCCGTCCGGCCCGTGGCCGGTCCACTCGCGGCCGATCACGCGCCCGTCAGGCGCGACCTCGCGCGCGAGCTCGATGATACGCGAAATTAACAGTTGTTTGACGGCGTCAGGCGACAGCATGGCCGCACCATGCGGCGGCGACCTCCGGATGCAGCCGGCGGCGGAACGCCTCGGCCTCGGCCGCCGGGATCCAGGCACGGCCACCGATGAACACCGGTTTTATGTCGTTGCCAGCTACAGCATTGCGGATTTGTCGTCGCGACACGCCGGTGCGTCGTGCGGTTTCCGAGATTGTCAGCAGGGCGGCTTGATGTGACGGCACGGCGGCGGCATCGTGAGACACGGCGCGCTCCCCCTGCATTACGTGGCCGTTTGTCGTGGCATCGGGGATTGGCGCCGGCGTCACGCGTATGACCGAGCGATGAACGGTATTCCCGCTCGGTCATTTTGGACAACCGGGAGATGGTTAATACAATAACACAAAACGAACGGACAGGGCGTTGTCACTGCGTCGGTATTCTACGATTGCATAGGTTTGTTACATAGCGATCACGGAATCGTGATCGATTTGCCGGGTTGTTCGTGTTGTCCGTATTGGACAAACTGTCCGGTTTGGCCATATTGTCAAGAGAGAAGGAGTCTTTTGACATGGCCATCCATATCGGTATCAGCGAGCGCCGCCCCGGCGTCTGGCTGCTGCGCTCCACCCGCCTGCACCAGCGCCAACGCTACCTCACCGTCTACGGCACCCAGGCCGACGCCGAGGCCGCCGCGGCGGTCTGGCGCGACGAGCTCGAGGCGCACGGCG